GGGCAAGGAGGCTCCCGGTTTTCGACAAATTTTTGGAGGTTGTACTGCGCCTTTTCTTATAAAAATTGGGCAGTACTTGCTAATGGCGGAGTATTTAAGCACAATTTGTATAAATTACCTGATGTTTATTGAGGTGTAAATGGCCCGAACCACTGGAAAGCCAAAAGGTTTGACAGAAAATATGCCCGAAATCCCCGAAGCTGGCGATTTCATGTATTTCAGCAAACCCCAGCTTGCTGAGGCATTTAAAATTTCTGTACCGACCGTAACCAAGATGGTTGGCAGCACTCCGCCGGTCGGAAGACGCAACGGCGGGATGGTGTATCACCTTAAAGATGTGGCGGAATTGCTCGATACTCGCAAGGCGGACGAGCCAAAAGACGTTGAGATTCCGCCAGAAATAAACACTGACCCCGAGAAAATGCCAGCGGCCGAAAGACGGCTGCATTATCAGGCTGAAGATCTCAAAGAAGCCGCCAAGATCAAAGCTCGCCGCAACGCGGTGGAGTCAGGTCAGCTGCTGGAGGCCAAAGAAGTCGAAAAGGTTCTGGCCCAAGCTTTCAAAACACTGGCGCTAACCCTCGATACCTTGCCCGACCTATTCGAGCGAGACGGTTTGATTCAAACCGCCGATGTGGAGCGAGTTATTGAGATTGTCGATAACAGTCGCGCCCAAATCGCCGTTGATCTATCACGACTATCCAACATGGTTACTCAAATTGAGGACTCTGGCGAATGGTAGAAGACGAGAATATCTTCAAAGCTGATGTGTACGATTTGGTTGCAAACGTAGGCGAAATCTTTAAACCGCCTCGCAGGATCAAAGTTGCTGACGCTGTTGAACAAAATGTGATGATCGCCACCCCCGGTGGTTATGCCGGTAAGTGGAGCCGTACCCAGACCCCGTACATGGTCGAGCCGATGAATACTATCGGTAGTCGGCAGCACCACAGCGTAATCTTTGCTGGCCCAGCGCGTACAGGTAAGACTCAGGGCCTAATTGACGGCGGTATAGGTTACGTTGTTAGTAGTGATCCTTCCGACATGCTGGTAGTACACATGACTGAGGAGGCTGCTCGCAGATACTCGCGCCTTCGGGTCAAAAGAATGCTCAACAACAGCCCTGCCCTGAAAGAAAAGATGTCTTCAGTGAACCACGACGATAATGTCTTGGGTAAGTACTTCAAAAACGGCACGGCGCTTATTTTGGCATGGCCTTCGCCAACCCAATTGTCCGCTCAGGACTACAAATACGTGTTTTTGAGCGACTATGACCGCATGCCAGACGATACCGGCGAGGGTGATGTGTACTCTCTGGCCATGAAACGGACGCAAACTTTCATGTCTGGGGGCATGTGTGTGGCCGAATCTTCGCCCGGTAGGGACTTTATAAACCCCTCTTGGAAGCGAGAATCACCCCATGAAGCGCCCCCTGTTGGCGGTATTTTGGGTCTATATAACAGTGGCGATCGCCGACTTTGGTACTGGAACTGCCCTCATTGCAGTGGTGAAATCGCACTTTTGCCCGGTTTAGAGCTGTTTTGTCTCCCTGAACAGGGCGAATTGGTCTCAGAGTTGCAGAAAAATGGCGCTAAGGCCACCTCAGAGAAATATGCGCGCATCTATTGCACTAAGTGCGGTAGTTCTATCGAACATTCGATGAAAAGCCGGTTAAACCGAGAAGGGTTTTGGAAGGCTGAGAAGGATGTGAGAAATTCCACCGCTTCTTATTGGTTAAGCGGGGTTGCTGCCGCGTTCCAGACATGGAATAGCTTACTTGAGAAAGAATTCAATGCTCTTTTGCATTTTGCTACCACTGGCGAAGAAGAAAAGCTAAAGGCAACGCGAAATACTGACCAAGGCATACCGTATATACCTCTTGGGGCGGCAGAAAAGCTTTCTGTCGCTGAGTTGAAGGCTCGCGCAGAGGATTTACCAAAGCGCGAAGTGCCTGAGGGAGTCCGATTTTTGCTAGCAGCTGTTGACGTACAGTCGAATAAATTCGTTGTGCAAGTCGAAGGTGTCGGCAAAAATATGGAGAAATGGATTATCGATCGATTTGATATTTCTATTTCTGACAGAGAAAGCCACGGCGAAATGGCAATAATTGACCCAGCGGGCTATAAAGAAGACTGGATGGTTCTTGTTGATAGGGTAATAAATCATCGTTATCCGCTTGAAGGCCGACCAGATCAAACAATGGGAATAATAATGACCACCTGCGACTCAGGTGGTAAGGAAGGGGTGACAGAAAATGCGTATTGGTTCTGGAAAGAATGTAAAAAGCTTAGGCTCGATGATCGATTCAATCTTATTAAAGGTGAGCGTCCTCGTCCTGATGCTAAAAAGCCGATGGTTAGTCGTAGTATGCCAGATAAAAGTTCGACTGCGGCCCGTAAAGCAAAAGTTGTTAATGAAATGCCTTTATGGATACTTAATACTACAATCCTTAAAGACGCGGTCAACGCGAATTTACGCAGAGGCGAAGAAGGCGTTGACTACGTGCATTTCCCAGATTGGTTGCCTGATTGGTTCTATGCGGAATTGGTTGCGGAAATAAGAACCGAAAAGGGATGGGAAAACCCAAGTCGTTCTCGAAATGAAAGTTTCGATTTGATGTGTTACGCTAAAGCGGGCTATCTGATAAAATTAGATGGCTATTGGAAAAAAGAGATAAATTGGGATGCACCTCCGCCTTGGGCAGAAGAGTGGGATAATAACTCTGAAGTCTCAGATGGTAGTGGGTCACAAGTTACAAAACGATCAACTACGCCTAATAGGCGAGTTCGTATGAGGGTTAGGCGGTAATGGCGTGGACACAAGCAGATCTCGACGCGATTGAAGCCGCCGTTGTCGCTGGACAAAGGCGCGTTCGATTAAACGGCAGAGAAATTGAATATCACTCTGTTGGCGATATGTTAAAAGCCCGCGATGCTATACGAAATGAAGTATCGCGACAGCAATCGTCATTGACTGGAAATAAACGACCAACGTCATTCCGGTCGAGAACTTCTAAAGGGCTTTGATATGGCGCGTAAAAATCGACGCAGAAGTTTTACAGCACAAGTAGTTGGCAAGTCAGCTGTTTCACAGCAAGTAGGTTTTGAGCCGTTAACCGGCGGTAAGTCTTACGAAGCATCTAGCTCTGGTCGCCGATTGGGCCAGTGGCAAGCACCAAACGTGTCACCTACACACGCTGTAACTAATGAGCTTGATATTATTCGGCAGCGAGCTCGCGCTGCTATTAGAAACAACCCGTGGGTAAGCCGCGCAATTAAGGTCTCTGTATCAAACGAGATTGGCACAGGCATTGTGCCTAGAGCGGTTAGCGACTCTAAGGAGTTTAACGATGCGATTATGCGGTTGTGGAATGATTACCGTCGTTACGCGGATTATGTGGGCAATCAGGATGTATATGGTATACAACGTCTGGCGGTAAGAGCCCGTTTGGAATCAGGCGAATGTTTTATTCGCATTATTCGCCAGCGTCCTAACCGATCTACGCCAGTGCCAATTCAGTTCCAAGTATTGGAAGCTGATTATTGTCCGACAAATTTAAATCGACTTCTCGATAGCGGAAATGAAATTCGCAATGGAATCGAGATCGATCAGACAGGTAAGCCGGTAGCTTACTGGTTGTATCGTAAGCACCCTTCTGAGGGGCATATCTCGCTTAATGATACTGTTAGGGTTAAAGCTGACGATATCATCCATCACTTTATAGCCAACCGGCCCGGTCAGCTTCGCGGTGAGCCCGCGGGCGTACAGTCGTTAGTCAGAGCGTATGTTTTTGATAAATACGATGATGCTGAGTTGGGCCGAAAAGAAAGTCGAGCGAATTTCACTGGTGTAATTCGCCGACCAGATTACGGCGAAGAGGATTATAAATTCGATCCTATTTCTGGCGCGCCTATCGATACTGATAGCGGCGATGTGCCTATGTTAGAAATGGAAACAGGAACTTTCCCAAATTTGTTACCCGGTGAAGACGTTACGCTTTTTGATGGCGATGACGCTGGGCGCGGGTACAAAGATTATCAGCACTACCAGCTTCTGGGTATTGCTGCAGGTTTTGATGTGCCATATCAGTTAATGTCAGGCGACTACACTGAGATTAATGACCGTGTTTGGCGCGCAATTATGAATCAATATCATCGCGAAGTTGAGCAAATTCAAGATTTAGAAATTGCTCCTCAGATCTGTCACCGCATGTGGGTTGAGTTTGTAGATCGGGCTATTATGTCAGGCGCTATTGATTATCCAGAGGATTATGCCGATAATCGATTTAATTATTTAAGAGCAGAGCATCGTCCGCAAGCGTGGAAACATATTCATCCAACTCAGGATGTAGAAGCTAAAATCATGGAAATTGATAATGGCTTGGCATCTAGACAGAAAATCATTGATGAAACTCGCGGCGAGTCTGTTGAAGAGATTGACATGCAGCGGGCGCAGGATTTGCAGCGCGAAAAAGATCTTGGTCTCTATATGAGCATGGATCTTGGGAATCAGGTAAGTAATGATGGCGCTAATGAGGACGATGAAAATGACGATGAAGAAGATGCTGAGTAATATTTTTAAGCGTAACCCCAGCAAGGCGCTTCTGTCTGACATTAGTGCAAAGTTCAAACAACCGCTGTTGATGCATCCAACTTACGGCGCGGACACTGTTAATTCCTATATGGATGCCGCGCAGTTCTTTGATGGTCTTTTCGATGAGCCGGTAGGAAATACCTATCAGGTGTCTGACAGTGTTGCGGTTATTGATGTTTCAGGCGCACTGGTCGCTAGAGATATGAATTCTCTGATGAGCTTCGGTATGACCTCTTATGAGGGATTAAAAGCCGAGCTTACCGAATTACTTGATGATCCTAATATCGATACCATTATCGGTCGTTTTGATTCGCCCGGGGGTATGGCGTCACAAAACATGGATATTAGTGATTTTATTTACTCGTCTCGCGGACAAGGCAAAAAGTTGATCGCTATGGTCGATGATATGGCGTATTCCGCGGCATACGGAATTGCGTCCGCTTTTGATGAGATTTGGGTAACTCGTACTTCAGGTGTTGGTTCTGTCGGCGTAGTTAGTTATCACGTTGATCAGAGCGAATACAACAAGAAGATGGGCGTAAAGATTGAGTATATTTACGCTGGCGAAAAGAAAGTTTTGGGTAATCCGAACGAGCCTCTAACTGATGAGGGTCGAGCGGAGTATCAAAAAGAAGTTACTCGGCTGTATAATTTGTTTACAGCTACTGTAGCAAGAAACCTTGGCCTCTCAGTTGATGATGTTAAAAAGACTGAGGCGGGAACTTTCCACGGGGAAGAAGCGATCGAAGTTGGGTTCGCACACAAGGTTGGGACTTTCGATCAACTATTATCGTCACTGGGTCTTACTAGTGTCGGTGAAGAGGATGAAATGATGGACAATCTGAAATCAGATGATCTCCAGCCCATTCTTCAATCCGAGGAAGGTTTGGAAATCAACGATGAAGTAGTAGAAGCTTCTCCTGAGGTTGAAGAGGCAGTTGATTCTGTTGAGCAGTCGGTTGAAGAATCGGTTGAGCAAGAGGTCGTTGTCGATGAGGCAGCAGTCGAAGCTGAAAAAGAGCAAGAAGCAGCACAGGCTAAGAAACGCTCATCAGCCATTAAGGCTATGTGTGTTTCAGCAGGTGTCCCAGACGCCGCTGATGGGTATATCGAAAGTGGTATGGAATTGAGTGAAGTCCGTGAGCTATTACTTGCATTGACTAGCACAAGTGATTCCGCAATCATCACCTCTGCATCTGCTGATCTGCGTCAGCATCAGAATGATGTTCAAGCAGGTTGGGCCAAGGCTTTCGCCAAGGCGCAGAAACTTTAATTGTTAGTAAGGAGTCAATCACATGGCAACTTTGACTGAAGGAACTCACGCTGGTGAGTTCATTGTAAGCGAAGCGAACGTGGGTGCTACAGGTGTACCTCGCGGACGTTCTGCTGGCGTTATGGCCTCTGGTGAAAATCTGGCTGCTGGTTCTGTTGTAGGTATCGTAACCGCCTCTGGCGAGTACGCTGTATACGACAATGCCGCATCAGACGGAACTGAAGTCGCCGCCGGTATTCTTTTTGACGCTGTTGACGCATCCGCTGCGGCACAGCCTTGTGTAGTTCTGGACGGCGACTGTGAAGTCAATGGTGCAGAGCTTGTTTGGAATGGCGCTGACCAGACCGCTCAGGACGCTGCTGTAGCAGACCTGAAGGTTCTTGGTATCCGCGTTCGCTAAAGGAGATCTGACCAATGGCAATTCTTGATATTTTCAATAACGACGCATTTAGCCTGACTAATATGATGGCTACCGTCGAGCAAATCGACTACCGCCCCGGCGCTTTGGGTTCATACGGCATTTTTACGCCGAACCCTGTACGCACCGAGACTGTTGCGATTGAAAGCCGTGACGGCGTTTTGGGTCTGATCCAGACTTCAGAGCGCGGGTCTCCGCTTGATCAGCGAAGCACTGAGAAGCGTAAGCTGCGTCAGTTCGCTACCACTCGTATCGCCAAGGGCGATCGCATCACTGCTTCAGAACTCGCGTTCCTGCGTGGTTTTGGTGAAGAGCAGCAGGTAATGATGGTTCAGGAAGAGATCGCTCGTCGTTTGAGCGGCCCCGCTGGCATCGTTTCTGAGCTTGAGCTTACTCTTGAGCATATGCGTCTCGGCGCTATCCAAGGTATCGTTCTTGATGCTGACGGCTCTGAGCTTGTTAACTGGTATGACGAGTTTGGCGTAACCGCCGCTACTGAGGTCGCTTTTGACTTCGCTAACGCGGCTGAAGGCGATATCCGTAAGACCTGTACCCAAATCACTCGCGCTATGAAGCGCGCAGCGAAGGGCGCATGGGTTCCCGGTACTCGTATCCACGCTCTGTGTGGCGACGATTTCTGGGATCAGCTGATTTCTCATCCTGAAATCCGCCAGTTGTTCTTGAACCGTGACCAGTCTAAGTACGTTGAGAATGGTGGTTCTTACGAGCAATTCACTTACGGTGGTATCACTTTTGAGAACTATCAGGGTACTGATGACAACAGCACTGTGGCTATTGCAGCTGCTGAAGCTAAGTTCTTCCCTGTTGGCGCACCCGGTGCGTTCTTGGAAGTATTCAGCCCCGGTGAAATGTTTGAGCATATCGGTCAGCTGGGTCAGCGTATGTACCCAATGATCGTTCGCGACGACAAGCGTGATATGTACGCTGATATCGAAGCGTACAGCTACCCTCTGCATGTCTGCACTCGTCCGCAGATGCTGCAAAGCGGTCGCGCTGGAGCATAAATCTCCTACCCTGCCACGGGGGAGTAGGCCACCTTCGGGTGGCCTTTTTTATGCGTAAAATAAAATGGGTGATATACTATCTTAGATAATCTGGAGGAATCATGAGCAAAGAGTCGGTATTGCGATATTTATTGCATCTGCTTATTATATTTTCGCAAGCTGCGAATTGTGTGTTTTTGGCGGGTCATCCAGATCAGACGATTTCTTCTCGCTGTTGGCAAAATCGCGACTTGCCTTATTGGAAGCAAGCCAGAATTGTTATAGACGTTTTATTCTTTTTTGATAAAAATCACTGTGAGACTTCCTACTATCGCGATGTTGTAAATAGTAAGAATTTCGTTGAACACGGTAGATTTCCTGAGGGTTGATCATGGCAGTTTTAGTCACACCGCTTTTAAGCGAGATCAACAACGCAGATGCCACTACAAACTGGTCGGGAAATTCGGGGGGTTTGGATGATTTTGTATTCGTAGAAGGTTCCGCTTCTTATACGTGGCAGGTGGCTAAGAACGGCACAGACACGGCTGAGTACGCTGGCACATTTCCTACGAATATCACGACCCTTTACACCAATCCCCACCTATATTTCTGGTTTCGCTGCGACGTATCTCAGTTTTCTCTAACTCGCGCCAGCGATGGAATGATTGTTCGCGTTGACGATAGCGGCGGCAACTTCATTCAGTGGCGTTTTGCAGGTAATGATACGTGGCGCGGAGAGTGGCGTTGTATCCCGATTGATCTGTCTAACACGGCGGACATAGTATCTTCTAGCGGCACTTTAGACCTTGATGCGATTACCCAAGTACAGTGGGCGGTATCTACCCAGAACATTAACTTCCGAGCTATTGATAACTGCTGGAATGACGTATTTTTTATAGGTGAAGGGCTTGAGGTTACAGGCTCTGCAACCACGACCGGAAACTTTTTGCGTGAAGTAGCTAATGTAGACGGATCTTCCGCTAACCAGTACGGTCAATTACAGCTATCTGACGGTGTGTTGCTAGCTCAAGGCAAGATTGTCATTGGTGACGGATCGACGCAGGTAGTTTATACCTCTGATGCGGAAATTCTGTTCTTCAAAGATCCCTCAACGGGCGGTTTGGACGGCAATGCTATTGGCTCTATGAGTAGCACTTTGTACACATTCCAAGCTCTAGGGAATAGCTCAAACTCGACGTTTAGTCATACCAACGGCGTGATCTCTGCCGCTGGCGGACAGAACTTTGTCTTAGACTTGGACGATACCGGCTTTAACACCATCGAGTTTGTGAGTAACTTGGTGTCAAAAGCTTCGGAAGCCCGGTTTTGGGCAAGCACAAATTGCACTGTTGACGCCTGTACTTTCCTAAACTGTGGGCCTGTTTACCCGCAGGGTTCGGATTTTAAGAACTGCACCATTAGCGGCGCTACGAACACGACGCTTGGGGCATTGTACCTTTCTGACACCACGACCATAGACAACTTATCTAACGTAACCGTAGCCGACTACAACGGCACATATGGCGTGTATATACCGGCCAGTGTAACTGGAACAATTGATTTGAATTCTATTGTTTTTGACAATAGCGGCGTAGACATTTTTTGGGCCGCAACCAGTGGTACATTGACAGTCAGTAGTAATACGGCTACCACTTTTCAAGTGGCCGGTGGCACGGCATCCGTAACCATAATCGCTGGTCAAGCTACTCTCACAATAACTAATCTAGTTTTAGGGTCAGATGTTGTAATAAAAGAATCTGGGACGACTAGTAAATTGCAAGATACACAAGATGTGTTAGTAAATAGTGTGGGGTATACTTACACTTATTCGGCTGGGACATTTGTTGATATTGCTGTGTATTGCGAGGGCTATGTTCCATTTTTCATAAACGGATATGAATTGGGCGCTACTGATTCATCATTACCAGTCGCACAAGCGGCTGACCGTAATTACACACCGTGAGGGTTTTATAGATGGCTAAGATTCTTGATGGCGACGACTTAATTGTCGGAACCAATATCACAATCGATACCACTGCCAGAACTTTTACGCTTATCGCTTCTGCTGATGGTGTTACCACCAACGGTTTGATTGCTAAAGATGGCGTAACTATTCAGGCGTTGTATTCAAAATTCATTAAGTTGTGGGAAACCTCAACTTACAACCAATTTCCTTTCCCTATGTACGCCATCGACGCCAAGTCGGGTCAGTATCAATTTGGCTTTGACGGCTCGCGCTACAGCGATTGGGGCCCTGCCGATGAAACTACTCGTAACATGTTGCGAGACGGTGGTTGGGATGAATACCAAGCTGGCGGAACGCCAGAGCTAGACGGTACTTCACAAACTGGTGATTTGGCTCGACGTTATGTAGGTATCCTTTCTCTAGGTACTGTTAACGAAGGCGCGCAGCTTTATTATCAAACTACTGCTGGTAGTGCGTCTGTTGATTTCGTTTTTACTGATGAAGTTAACCAAGGCGTACAGATCTTTGGTGATTCAGCAGTAGATGCGACTTCAGCCGACATCGATACGCAAACTTTCTTTAAGGCTTTCGCGCGAGAAGAAGGGTTTACTTACGCGACATCAACACTGGCAGATACTGGTCAGACCGCCACAGGTGCGTACACTGTTTCTGTTCTGCTTTCTAACACGCAAGACCTTAACGTTGTAAATACCGACGCTGAGATCGTAGGGGCACAGTCTGGCACTTACACTCCGATTACTGTTAGCTACTACAGCGTAGCTCAGATTATCGACATCAATGATCCAGCGGACGATTTTCCGTTCTCTATTGTTATTGACGCGAACAACGCAACGCTCCAGCAAGTTTATACAAAGATTCAGTATCTGTTACGTCAGGACTCTGATATTAACTCTGCTTTAGCTGATTCGCTCGGTGTTGTTAATGGTAAGACGGCTGATAGCTTGTTGCGTTTCGTAGGCCCAGATCTGATCTGCGCTGAGGGCGTATTTATCCAGAACCTTCGGGCTCAGGATATCAACAACGTCTTCTTCACTGATGATAACGGTACTGCGCGCACTTACGACTTCGCGGCAACATTGTCTTTGAACTTCAACAACTTCTTGACCTCAGGTTCGACTGGTTATTACGTTGTCTACATCACCGACTCTGTCGCTGGTGGCGATGACTACGGTAGCTCTACCGCAATTATCCTGCAGGACAATCAAGACGCCGATATCACTGGTACGATTACAGGCAGTTCGTTGACGTTCTCTATTGACTATGACAACAACTCGCAAGGTGGTAGAAGTGATTTCTCTGCTGCTACGGGTCAAATTCCGATCACTGTTGTCGCAGGTAATAAAGGTGTCGCTAAGCCAGTGGTAGCTACTGGTTTGATTGAGCGTACTAAGAGTAATAGTGTGACCTTGACCGCTGAGCAGGATCGAGCTTACACACCGTAATTAGAAGGTAATTATCATGGCAGGCGAGCGTTCATACGTACAGGTTCCACCTGACAGCACTGGTAAGAAGATCCGACACGAGCCGTTTCATCGTGTCGGGTTTACTAAAACCGATGCTAATCATATTTGGCAGTTGGAAAAGACTTACACTGTAAGTGGTTCTGTAAGCCTGTCCATGACTATCTTCAACGGGCCACCTGTTGGCCAATCTACGGGATATGTTGGAGCTAAATTAAACACTAGCTCCGATTTTAATAACGTCACCCTGCAATTGGGTGACGTTATTTCATATCAAGGTAGTCCTGTTGCGGTAGTGCAATCAGATGAAGTATTGCATATACCGTACACTCAAATTTCTGGCGGGGCGTCTCCTCATAACACGGTGGATGTGGATCGAACAGGTTCTATGAACATTCGATTCTCAGAAGGACTCCCGCAGCTTGATGCTTTTGGAAAGCTTAGAGTTTCAGGCGCATCAATACTTGGCGACTATACTTTTGCCAATAATCTTTTGAACGACCAGTTTGCTACTACCAAATATGGAACCGGCAAAGCTGTATTCAACGATCAGCTACACTGCGCTGTTTTAACAACAGGTGCTGTTGGCGTAACTGAAGCGGCCTTGAAGAATTTTGGCCCTGACGCCAACAGAATTCAAATGACCACCAATACCTATCATCACTATTTCCCCGGCTTGTCTCAGCAAGCGATTATGACGGTTGCTCTTAGCGATGAGGGTAAATCTGGCGTTATGCGCGAGTGGGGTTATTTTGATGCTGAGTATGATGCCGATATTACTGGTGCGCCGACCTATGAATTAATAGGCGGTAATGGTTATTTCTTTAGATGCACTGGTACAAACGGTCTTGAGTTTGTTATTCGCTCTTCTGCTACTGGTGTAGTAACAGAGCGGATAATGCGTAGGGATGAAACTATTTTAGTTTCTAACGGTTCTGTTGTTTCTACTACTTCGGATGGATGGAATGGAGATCCAGTAGACGGCTCTGGTGATTCTCAGAAAATATTGTCTTTAACAAACGACAATATTTACTGGCTAGACATTCAATGGTTGGGCGCGGGCCGAGTCAGATACGGCACTTATCATGAAGGCGAGCGAGTTGTCATCCATGAGTATTATCATGATGAGAATGGAGGCGTCCCACACTCTCAAACTGGTTCTTTGCCACTTAGATTCTGTCAGCACAATATGGCGGGTCAGTCAGTAACTGACACAGCGAG